AAACAAAAATCCACAAGAAGTACCTTTTTATCAAGAACCTAAAAAACTTTTAAAATGAAAACAATAACTATTACTGAAAATGAAATAAGTAGTTCTATAGATGCAATCAAATGGCATTTAAAAAACTATGGACATATAACAAGTTTACAAGCTATTAAATTATATGGTGCTACACGATTAGCTGATATAATATATAAGTTAAAGAAACAAGGTTATACTATACATACAACTGATTTAGAATTTACTACTAGATTTGGTAGAAAAACAACAGTAGCTAAATATTTATACTTTAAACCTAAACCAACATTTGAACAGAAATTAATATGGGGGTAAAAAAACCTATAAGCAAACTTAAGAAAGAGTTAGACAAATGGTTTAGCTTATACATCAGATTAAGAGATGCTACAGATATGGGTGTAGTTCAGTGCTTTACTTGTGGTAAAATAGCACATTACAAATCAGGTATGCAGTGTGGACACTTTCAATCTCGCAGACATAATGCTACTAGATGGGATAATAAGAATTGTCAAGTACAATGCGTAAAGTGTAATATGTTTGGACAAGGAGAGCAGTATAAATTTGGAATGTATTTAGATTCTAAGTATGGATTAGGAACTTCTGAAGAATTAGAAATATTATCCAAACAACCTTTTAAAATTAGCAGGATTGATTATGTAAATTATATTAGTTATTACAAAGACCTTGTTAATAAAATAAAAAAGGAAAAGAATATAGAATGAATAATTTTCTATATTTGAATATGACCAAACCTATATTTGCAAATACCACACACCAAATAGTTGTTAATGACTATTTAAACTTAATGCTAACATTTGCAAAAGATATTTCTACTAAAGCAAAGTTTGAAAACTTTAAAGAAGTTTTAGATTGCGTTTTAGAATATCACAATAGTTACGGAGAAGATGTAAATGGTGGTAACTGGAACGATTGGTTAATGATCATACCTATTAATACTTCTGTAATGATTAATGGATATTTTGCAGGAATACAAAGTAAACGTAATTTAGAAATAGTAAGGTCTTACAAAGTTCTGTTAGATAATGCGTTAGAAGTTTTGGTAAATGATTTGCGAGAAATAGAATACAATAATGAATAAAGTTTATGAAGCAGTAGCAGATTGTAGAAAGACATTTGTAGAGATGTCCTTTGCTTTTACTCACGATATAAACGAAATAGAAGAAGCAGTACAAGAATGTCTAATGTATTTTTTACAAATGAATCCCTCAGTATTAAAAAGTATTTTTGAGAAAGATGGACATAAAGGATTAATAAGATATGGTGCAGTAGTATTAAGAAGAAGTTTTACAAGTCCTAGAAGTCCATACTATTATAAGTATAAGAAATACTATACTAACTTAGATGCACAAGCAAGTACATTAACTTACGACATAACAGAGAGTGGAGAAACATCTAATGAAAAGAATCTATACAACATACCTAATCCTGAAGAATATAAACAATGGCAAAAGCTAGAACTTATAGATCAAGCATTAGAAAATGTTTACTGGTATGATGCTTCTGTATTTAAGTTATATTATTACGAGGGCAACACATTAACAGGACTAGCGAAAAAGACAGGTATAAGCAGGAACAGTCTGTTCACGACTATAGACAAAGTAAGAGAACAACTTAAAGAATTGTTAGATGATTAATATTACTAATGAAGATAATATGGAATTAATGTCAAGATATGAGGACAATCATTTTGACTTAGCAATAGTTGATCCTCCTTATGGAATTGAAAGATTAAAGAAAAAAGGAAGATTTACAGGTAATGGTTTGTCTTGGGATATAAAACCAAATCAAGAATATTTTAATCAGTTGTTCAGAGTAAGTAAAAATCAAATAGTTTGGGGATATAATCATTTAAGCGAATTATTGCCTTGTTGTACTGCTTTTATATTTTGGGACAAAGATGTTAACGTAGATAATTATTCGGCAGGAGAGTTAGCATATAGTTCTTTTAAAGGTGTTTCTAAAAAAGTCAAAATAGTTTGGGATGGTTTTAGACAGGAAGATATGAAAAACAAAGAAGTAAGAATACACCCAACACAAAAACCTGTCAAGCTATACGAATGGCTATTAATGAACTATGCAAAAGAAGGAGATAAGATATTAGATACACATTTAGGAAGTGGATCAATAGCTATTGCTTGTCATAACTTAGGATATGATTTAACTGCTTGTGAACTTAATAAAGAATACTTTGAATCAGCTATGAAACGGTTACAAAAACATACTGCACAACTAAGGATATTATGAGTAATTTCTTTGTCAAAGATGAGGTGTATCAAGAACGTATAGCATTATGTAGAGAGTGCGTATATTACTTTAAACCTACAGGTACTTGTAAAGTCTGCTTATGTTTTATGAAAGTAAAAGCTAGGATAGGAGTAATGGAGTGTCCTCAGAAGTATTGGGGAAAGACAACAGAAGTAGAAAGACCTGATGACATACCACAAGAACTAATAGATGAATGTTTATTGATTTGGGAAGATGTAAAGACAGGAGTAGCAAAGAACGTAACAGTAAAAAAGAAAATGATAGAATTATATAATACAATATATAATGCCAACTATAAAACTACAAGTAATTGTGGTTCTTGTTTAAATAGTTGCTATCACGGAATAAGACAAATAGTAGAAAAATATAAAACATAAAATATGAAAAATAAGATACCTGATTATTATATAGGAAAGAATTATAAATACGAAGCTAGAAAAGTAATATCAGATTGGGAACTAAACTGGAATGTAGGTAATGCAGTAACGTATTTACTAAGAGCAAACTTTAAGCATAATTCTCCTGAGGAATGTATAAAGAAAGCTATACACCATTTAGAGTTTGAGTTAGAGGAGTTAGATCAGCAGAAGAAAAAGAATGTTAGATTAAATCATATATAAAGGAGGGTAGGCATAATGCCATAATAATTATTAAATGTTTTTATACTCTCCTTTATTTTTAAAACAAAAACTATGTTAATATATCAATGTAATAAATGTGAAATACAAAAAGAACTAAGCAAAGTAACAATGAAAGTAATAGATGGTAAGGTTGTTAACTTAGGAACTGAATGTCCAAAGTGTGGAGAATATATGCAAGAGATAGCTAAAGCATTTAACGGCTTTCCTCAATTACGAAGAACAGAACCATCACTAAGTAAAAGACAAGATAGAATGTGGAAAGACACTAAAGAAAAACTAACAAGCTAACAATGGATTTAAGATTAGGAGATTGTTTAGAAATAATGGAGTCAATTAAAAATGAAAGTATAGATGCTGTTATAACAGATCCACCTTACGGAACAACTGCTTGTAAATGGGATAGCGTAATTGACTTTAACTTGATGTGGGAACAGTTGAATAGAATAATTAAACCTAATGGTGCAATAGTTTTGTTTGGTGCAGAACCTTTTAGTAGTGCTTTAAGAATGAGTAATATTAACAATTACAAGTACGATTGGATATGGGAAAAAGATAGACCAAGTGGACATCTTAATTCTAAAAAACAACCTTTGAGAAATGTGGAAAACATATCTGTATTTTATAAAAAACAATGCACTTACAATCCTATAATGACAATAGGTAAAAAATCTAATTCAATAGGCAAAGCAATTAATGAAGTAACTTGCAAAAATAATAATTTATATGGAAATTTTAAAAGAGTCAATAGAGAGGGTAAAGAGAAATATCCAAGACAAATATTAAAATACAATAGACCACACCCACCAATACACCCAACACAAAAACCTGTTGCATTAATGGAATATTTAATAAAAACATATACAAATGAAAAAGAAACTGTTTTAGATTTTACAATGGGTAGTGGTACAACAGGAGTAGCTGCAAAGAACTTGAATAGAAAATTTATAGGAATAGAACAAGACCATAAATACTTTGATATAGCAACAGAAAGAATTAATAAAGAAGAAACACAAAAACAATTATTTTGAAATTTGTAATACACGATAAAAAAGACAAGATGCAATTAGTAAACTATTTAAAAGATATAGAAAGTCCTTACACAGTAGATGTAAAGAAACATAGAAACACAAGGTCTAACGTACAAAACAATTATTACTGGAAGTGTATAGTACAAGTATTAGCACAAGAGTTAGGTTACTTCAATGATGAGATGCACGATATTCTCCGTGCTAAGTTTCTTAATGAGTGGGAGATGGTAGAGATAAACAACAAGAAGATAGGAATAAACAAGATAGTAAGCACAACATCTCTAAACACAAAAGCATTTGAAATATATGCAGACCAAATAAGAATATGGGCATTGTCTGATCTAGGAATAAGACTAATGCTACCAAATGAATATCAATAATTTCTATTATATAATACAACTTGATTAATCAAATTTTTTCAAAATGAATACA